TCACGTTTTTATTGAATTGTTTTTGCAAAATAAATCAAAAGCTGATCTGTTATCCGGTGTGTCTTGCAGATCAAAGAGTGTTAGCCAACATGCAAGTTTTTTCTCGTAACAACTGGATTTCCCATCAATCATTTGCTCCATATAGCTGTCAATCTGCTCATCGACAGAAGCGCGTTCTGCGGAAAATGTCTGCATGTATGTACTTTTCATGATGTGGTCAGATCGCCATCCTCCACGCTCTTGTGCGTATTTATCTGGTACATTGAGAATCGTCATTACGGACGCATTTACATGCCGTAAATCATGGAATGTCATGTATGGTATGCCAGCAGCAGAAATCAACTTCCGGAAACGCTTGTAAATGCTGTTACTTGATAGAGGAACAAGTTTGTCCGTTGGCACCCGATCAATTAACTGGCGGATGTAATCCGGGATCCGGAGTGTTCTGTCTCTGGTTGGCTGTTTTCCCTTGTTTTTGATAACAGGTTTATTATTTTCATCGTAAACGATAACCTCTTTTATTGTGATGTAGCATCCATCCGCTGATATGGATTTGGATTTTGTCAGTCCCTGGATCTCCGATGCGGTAAAAGACAGCCACATGGCAAGCAGCACAGGCAATTCTATATCAGTACCCTTTACGATGCTATATATAACATCCGGTGTGGAAAGTTCGTGTTTATTATGTTCGATCTGCGGCAATTTAACAGAACAGTCCAGGCTTGGAACATACATATTCAGGACTGCAGAAATCAATCCATACTCATTTATTACTGTTTTAGATGATATCTGCTTGGGATGATTTGCTTTTCCTGTAGTACGTTTGCATTCTGCATTTACAGCATTCCGGAGCAAGTCATTTGTAAGAGCGTTTAAAGGAGTGCTCATAATAGTGCGGAACGCATTGCGCTGAATGGTACGATAGCCGCGGATGGTAGACGGAGACAGCAAAGCATCTGATGATGAAATGTACTTTTCAATAGCTTCAGATAGAGACATGTCACATGGTTTTTCTAATGCCTTTTTGCCAGCCTTGATCTCTGCTTTAATCAGATCAGCTTCACTGGCTGATGAGGCAGTGATCGAACGGTAAATACGTTTCATTTTTTGCTTTCCAGTCTTGGGATCTATGATGGGATTCCCGTTTTTGTCAAATTGAGGTTCTGAGTGATCGTAGATCTGACGCCGTATGCTGCCGGATGGCAGCTCACCTTTTTTCTTCCTTGCCATTGTAGCATTCCTCCCTAAAAATAAGTATAAAAATAACAGCCAGCGTGGAACGGGTGTTCCGCTTGCATAGCTGCTCCGAGAATGATACAATATGCTTGCTTAGGGCTTCAGTATCATCTGGAGCATGCCGCCTTGCTTTGGTAGAGCAGGGCGGTTTTTTTAGTTTATTTGTCTTTTAATAAACGTTTTTGTTCTTTTTCTATCTGCTGGATACTTTTCGTTGGCGTAGGTAAATCTTCTGGCATTGTTCCACCAAGCCTTGCTATGGTATCGCGCACTTCTTTACCAACTTCGTAGTGTGTTTGATTGGCATTTTCTTTACCCTGAACATGATCTCTACGGAGTTTTGCTTCTGTCTGAGTAGCACGAAATAAGTTTGCGGCTAATTCTTCATGTCCCATATAGTCTAAAATATTTTCTTTTCCGTGTAAGTTTTTATGTTCTTTGATATCTTTTGCGGTCATCCCTCCATAAAGCCCTTTATATCCACAATTTTGGAATATAGCATAATCCAGAGTAGTTTCAACACCAGCATCTTTTGCGGCAGCAACAAGTAATTTATTATGTTCTTTCATTTCTTGGCGGATAGCGAGACGCTTCTGATCATCGTTAAGGTCATCGTAGTGATCAATCAATTCCTGTTGACGAGTCTTTACTGCAAAATAGGATTGACCAAGAGCAATTACTTTTTTGCGCGGATCACCATTTTGTACGATGAGATAGCAGGCATAGCGGGATAATTGAATATCTCCAATTTCTTTTGGTGCAACGCCTGCTTCTACCATTTTGCCAACGTTGGCAAAATGGGCAGAGACCGCATTATTAGCCTGTTCGCAAGCAATCTTTGCCTTATCAATTACGTTGCAAAATCTACGCCACTGTTTATATTCAAGAGCAACTTGCAATTCTCGCGCGTACCAAAACTCTTGTCCGTATTCATTAACGTGACGGATCGATTCAAATAATGATTCGGTATAGTTTGTTTCCTCATCTTCAGAGAGAGCATTGGAAAGAACACGTTCTTGTAATGCAGATAATTTGTCATGAAATTCTCTTTCGTCCATATGATTCTCCTTTGCAAAAGTTATAGCAGTGTGTGCATAAAATGCGCATACTAAATTGTTTTTATTTGGGAATATTGCCGCCTTGCTGAAAAGTGGGGCGGTTTTTTTATTGTTAACAAATTATTCATGGACTTAATAAAAAATATATATTAAGCTGGATAAGAGGAGATGAAGTATATGCGTAATTATGTAAAAAAGTTATATAACAGTATTATGTATAGTTCTTTCTTTTTAGCAATTATGGGGATGTACTGTAAAATCACATACAAATATATAAATGACGATTCTGTCATAGTTTATTTCGCAATTGGAATTGCAATAACAATTATTATACTTCTTGCTCTTCATCATCTGTTTCGGTTATTTCATTTGCAGTATTTGAAATAGGAGTCGCTAATGATTCAATTGGATTAATTTGCATTGATTGTCGGCAGTGTGATAAGATACCAATATTATTAAGCAATGCTTGAGGATCTACACCATTTTCTTTAATACGTTGTTCGATTTCAAGAGCTTTTTGTAAGTTTTCTAATTCCAACTTTGTTATTTCTGCGTCATTTTTTCTCTTTTCATCTTTTATAGATTGAAAGTCTTTTATTATACGAGCGATTCCAGGTAGTTCAACAGTTAAAAATTTTCCGCCACCTAAGATTGTGGCAAGTGCAATAAATATTAAATAATTAGATGTGAACCACTTATAAATTTCTTTTATAGAAAAGACAATGTCACCAATGGAGTGAACAGTAGCTTGTGTCGAAATAGCCATTTCGTCAATTTCTGGAGCACATAAAATAGAGTTTATACTATAGAGCAAACCAGAAAACTCTTTTGATGTTATTTGCCCAGGTTTCCCAACATGGAAAACTAAGCGAGTTGTGTTGTTATAAGAATAGCAGTTATATAAATGATCTAAAATTAATTCCGCTGATGAATCCAGATTAGTTATTCCATGATAAGAAGAAATTGTTTTAAACAAATGAAAATTAAGTTCTTCACCAAGTATAGTTCTGATAGGAATAATTTTTCGCCGTTTTTTATAAGGACAAGATATTTGATCGATTAAAACATCTTTATTTTCAATTTTGGAAATGACTTCAATTTCAAGTTCATAGGTTTTTTCCTGATCCTCATAATATTCACCAGCATATGCAAAAGTTACATATTTGCTAGATGCACTTGGAATGACTAATATATCGCCGGGCTTAATATCAAAAATAAAACTTTTGCATTTATTAATAACAAGCGTTGCACGTTTAATTTCTGGATAATCATCAGTAATTGATTGTCCTAATGTTTCGGAAGTTGCATCTGAAAAGCTTGTTTGAGCTGTAAGCGTGTTCCAAGCAAGTGCAACGTAATTGTTTGAAATAAATTCATGATAAAAATATCCCTTTTTGGTTCGAACCATCCAAAAACGAGTTTCGGATGGAATATGCAAGAGTTGAAAATTAAGGATCTCATCATATAATGCTGATAGTGCCAATTCTTCTGTATCCATATCATTTCCTCCAATAATCAAACGTCAGTTCTTTTGCAGACGTTTTTTTTATTGAAACAGTAATATATAATTAATCATACCATACAGAGCATAGTAGCAAATTACTAAAAAATCGACGGTTTTCGACTGCTTTACTAAAAAATATTATTTTTGAATCTCCAGCACTCCAAATGATGGATCGAAATATATAATATAGTTGTCAACTTGTGTAAACGGGCTGTATTTTGCGGCATAAGTTTCAAGAGCTTCACAGAGATATTGCTCTGATACACCAAAGAAATCTGCCATATCTTGCCGGCTTCTACATCCATGCTTATATGCTCGGATTATTCCAGACAATCCGATTGCGTTGTTGTATCCCCACAAACGTGCGCGTAATTCCTGTTTTCGATTAGATGTATCTGACATATCTATAATGTCGCCAGTAGAAGTGAAGTGATGTCCCATTTCTTCATTTAATATCGAAAATTTTTCGGCTTCTGTTTCAAGTTTATTGCTTAACGCAATAGAGCCATTGCAATACAAACCCTGTAATCTGGTTCCTGACAGATCATATTTTTCATAAATCGTAACGTTATTGTCTTTTGCTTTATCTAAAAGCTTTTCATATTCAGTCAAATAACCACTCCTTTTGTGTTTCCTCATAGCCATTTTATCAAAACACATGTCCAATAAGCGGGACTACTTCCTTTGGGATTTGACAAATTTGGCAAATTCATTTATTCTGTCTAATTCTTCTGCAGTATAATCATCCCCACCAAAGTGAGCGGCAATGGTTACAGGTTTTTCCGGCTCATCCCACCCCATTAACTCTTGAGGAGATATTTTTAATGCTTTAGCAAATTCTCTTATTTTAGATTCGGAAATATCTACTTCGCCCTTTTCTATTTTCGCAATGGATGATCTATCCTTATATCCAGTTAATTCAGCCAATGCATCTTGTGACATTTTAAGTTCAAGTCTTCTTTCCTTAATATTCTTATATAGGTCAAGCATAAGCGGAACCCCTTTCGTTGTTGTATGAAACTATAATACCATGTTGTGTAAAATAATTCAACAAAATTATAAAAAAGTGTTGACAGAAATTCACACCGATGATATAGTGAATATAGTTCACGAAAGGACGGTGATAAAATAGTGGCAAATGTAGAACTGCTCAAAGAAAAAATGAGCGATTCTGGAATGACTGTTTCTGCGATTGCTGACAAATCTGGTATTTTAAGAGAAACACTCTATAACAGAATGAAAAGCGGTAATTTTTATGCGTCAGAAATTGTGGCGCTGACAAAGGTACTTCGTCTTAGCAGAAAAGAAAGAGACGAAATTTTTTTACCATAACATGTGAATTATATTCACAACAAAAAGAAAGGGGAAACAATATGCCAAGAGCAAAACCGACAGACGTAGAAATGTATAGGAGAGATATTAGAGCCCTAATAAAGAAGAACATGGAAACAAACGGAATTCGCACAAACAAAGAATTGGCTGAAAAGATATGCATGCCAGAAGCAACATTGAATTATCGTTTGCGGAATCCAGAAACTTTTAAATTGGGAGAGATGCACCGGATACGGTTGATATTAAGGATTCCGGAAGAGGAAAGGGGGAAGGTGATTTGATTAAGACAGGAAACATACTCATGGTGTCCGGATCCACGGCGGCGATCTTGTCAGCCTACGGTTATGATGGACAACCTGTGATCGGCGGGATCGTGTTTTTGATCGGGCTGGCATTGCTCGGTGCTGGAAACAAATTGAAGAAGATCCAGAGTGAGCGAGAGAAAGTAAATCTCCGCTGTAGATTAAAAAGAAAAATAGCACCGTCAGATTCTTTGGCGAGAACCGGTGCTATTCAACAGTAATGCAAAAAAGCATTTTCTGTATTGTAACACGGTTTTTCAATTTTGGAAAGGAAAAATTATGAAATATCAAGTTTGCCGAGGATGCGGGGATCATCTGGACGCCGGTGAAGCAGTCAATGGTTACTGCCGCGATTGCCTGGAAGAAAAGGAAAAAAGAAAAGGCATCGTGTACCGGATGCAGTGTATGGTGGCATCCAAGGATTTTAAACAGATGGAAATGGAGGAATTTATATGAGTTGCGATGAAACAATAACAATCCCGAAATCAGAGTACCGCGCACTGCTGTATGCTTCGGCAAGATTGCAGGCGCTGAACGATTATATCAGATCGCGCAAGGATGAGATTTATATTGATACGAAGTCATTAAAAGCGGTTGCCGGATTGGATGGCGAAAATGATGGGTGATCCGTACGATGATTTTCTTCGGCGGGATGAAGAACAGGCGGAACAGTTGGACAGGCTTCCGATCTGCTGCAACTGCGGAAATCATACCCAGGGTGATTTTCGATATGTGTTTCCGAACGGGGATATATGGTGTGAAGATTGTATCGGAGATTTAAGGATTTCAAATGATTGTGAGGTGTGATTATGGCATTGAAAAGTTATAAGGAGATGCGGGGGATAGATGTTAAACCGTATTGTGAGGATAGAGACGGCATGCTGTACCTTAATTGGTCGAAATGTATTGATCTGCTTCATGAAAACGGAGCAGAGAAAGTATATTGGATGCCAATACCTGATGAAAAAACAGGAAGCAGTCTGCGAATGACAGATCAGACGTTTACTGATAAAAGCGGCAATACAAACCGGTGTTATGAAACAAGAATTAAGGTTGTGATTGACGCAGACGAATACGAAATGCAGTCCCCGGTAATGAACGGATCCAATCCGGTTAAGGATAATTCCATGAGCCAGCAAAGAGTCTGGAATAGCATGTGCCGCAGTTTTGTAAAGTGTGTTGCGATACATACAGGCCTTGGCTTTGATCTGTGGCTGAAAGAAGAAATGCAGCCTTTTGGAAATGCAATACCGGAGTGTGAGGAAAAGGCTTCGGCTGCGCAGATCATGACGATAAAGGATCTGTGCGACAAGCACAAAATCAACGCTGAGTATTGGCTGAAAACCAATAATAGCACATGGGATACGTTGAGTGCTGCCAACGCTGGAAATATGCTGCTGGCGATAAAATCGAAATACGGTGATGAATGATGCATGAGCTGGTAGTTTTGAAGCAATGCCGTGAGGATAAAGACGGCACGGAGATCCGGGCGGTAATACCGGAAAAACATATTGCAGAAATGCTGGTCCGTAAGAAGATCAGTAAAGCGGAAATCCGTTTTGATGATGGCAGACATATTTCTGCGGAGCAACGGAAAAAGGCATATGCGACCATCCGTGATATTGCTGATTATACCGGTTATCCACCGGAAGAAATGAAAGAGATCATGAAATATGAGCATATGATCCGGACAGGTGATGGGTATTTCAGTCTTTCCAACTGTTCTATGGATGTCGCAAGGGAATTTATCAATACCATATTGGAATTTGCCATACAGAACGGCATACAGCTTTCAGAGAATGCAATAGAGCGGACAGATGATATTGGGCGATATTTGTACTTTTGCCTGAAAAACAGAAAATGTGCCGTGTGCGGCCGGGATGGTGAGATACATCATGTTGATACGATCGGCATGGGAAATGATCGCAGGAAAGTGGATGACAGCAATTACCGGAAGATATGCCTGTGCCGTACACATCATACAATAGCGCATCAAAAAGGGATGGATGCATTCCAGAGAGATTATAAGGTTTATGGGATAGTCGTAAAAGACTAGGGTTGAGACACCCGCGTTAGCAAAAGAAACTGTTCATGCGAAAAAAATATCACGAGCCATGACTATTGCCCGGTGCTTCGGCACCGGGAGAAAGGAGCAATATGGAGAATTTAGAGCAGAAAGCAATTACCTCGGTTGAGGTCGCTGATATGGTTGGCAAAGATCATAACAAATTATTAAGAGATGTGAGAGAGTACATAACTCAATTAGATGCGTCCAAAATTGGACACACCGATTTTTTCACAGAATCGGAATATACAGATAAGGCAAACAGGAAGAAGCCTTGCTACCTGGTCACAAAGAAAGGCTGTGAGTTTATCGCTCATAAGCTGACCGGAGTTAAGGGAACAGAGTTTACCGCAAAATATATTAACCGGTTTCATGAGATGGAAGAAACAATCCAGAGACCGCGCACAGCACTGGAACAGATCGCTTTGCTGGCACAGGGCACTGTGGAGTTGGAACAGAAAGTGGATTCCGTAGAACAGAAAGTATATTCCATCGAAAATGATATGCCGCTGTTTGGTGCGGAATCGGATGAACTGTCAGCGCATGTGAAACGCAAAGGTGTGGAAATGCTTGGCGGCAAGAAATCCGAAGCCTATAAGGATAAAAAGGTGCGCCAGATGGTATACCGTGACATTTACAGCCAGTTGAAACGTGAATTTGGTATTTATGATGATGACGGCAAGACAAAGAGTTACAAGGCTTTGAAACGTAAGGATCTGGCAGATGCGCATGAATTTATTGACTGCTATACACTGTCGGCATATTTGCAGGAGATCATATGTGACTGTAATGCACAGATCGGAATGGATGGTGGTGCGTGTGCAGTATAAATTTACAATTCCTTTAAAGCCAATCACGAAAAAGAACAGCCAGCAGATTATCAAAGATAAAACAGGGCGACCAAGAATAATTCAATCATCGGCTTACAGGAAATACGAAAAGCAGTGCGAACCGTATATGCCGCATATAGACACGATCGACCATAAGGTAAATGTAAAATCCGTGTATTATATGCCGAATAACCGCAGAGTTGATCTCACGAATCTGCATGAGGCCTTGCACGACATTCTAGTGCATTATGGAGTGCTTATAGATGATAACTGCAAGATTATTGTTTCCACGGATGGTAGCTATGTGGATGTTGATAAATGGAATCCCCGAACAGAAGTGACAATAACGGACTTGGAAACGGGGTGATGTCTTGAATTACTTAGCCGAAATAAAAGCGTTCTACGATCGGCTCGAACTAAATCCGCTGCCCTCACCCGCCATTGCTTTATGGCATGCGCTTATGTCCATAGCAAATAAAACGGGTTGGCAGCAAGAGTTTACGGTAGCTGTATCAGTCCTGGTGCTGAAATCGGGATTGAACGCACAGGCGATTAAAAGGGCAAGGAACCGGCTGGAACAGGATGGATATATTACATGGAAGTCCCGCGGTGGAAATCTGTCAGCAGTTTATCATCTCAATAGCCTTGTGGTACAAAATGGAATAAAAAATGTACCACAGTGTGAACCACAAAATGAACCACAGACCGAACCACAGAGCGTATCACAGTGTGAACCACAAAGTGTACCTATTAATAAACATAAACAAAACGAAACAAAAACACCCCCTGTATCCCCCGTGGAACGGTTTGCGGATTTCGCCGCAGCTTATCCGAAAAAGTGTACTGGCTATCTGGTTGAGACAGAATACTGCGATGCGGTATTGGCGGGTGTGCCGGAAGAGGACCTGATACGGGCGGCAAAGAATTACGCAGTTGTTTGCAGACGGGAGAAAACGGCGGAGCGGTATATCAAGAAGCCGGAGAACTGGCTTCGCGAGAATTTATTTATGCAATATCTGAAAGGAGAGAACGATGGAGCTGGAAGAGATACTGGAACGCATGAAAAATCACTCAACGAGCTCATGCGTGAGCGGGGAGACACCGGAGAGTTCCAGGGATTCTGACGTGTGTCCGATCTGTCATGGCAGCGAGTGGATCTTAGTGAAAAAGAACGGCGTAGAAGCGGCAAAGCCGTGCCAGTGCCGGGAGCGCGCGGTTATGTCACGGCGGTTACGGTTCGCGGACATTCCGGAAGCGTTCCGGGGGATGGACCTCAAGACATTTCGGATGGATGTGTACCGGAATCCAGACAGCAAAAAGAGAGTATCGGATGCATGCAAGATCATAAAAACCTATCTGGATGATTTTGAAAACCAGAAGGAGCAGGGCATGGGACTTTTTATCTGGTCCCGAACCAAAGGGAGCGGAAAAACCCGGATCGCCGCAGGAATCGCGAATGAGCTTATGAAAAGCTATGCGGTCAAGTTTGCGGTGTCACTGACCATCCTGCAGGAAATAAAAAATACATGGGGCAAGGGTGCGGAATACAGCGAGAGCCGGTTGCTGGATGCACTTAGCACCACGGATGCGCTGATTATTGATGATTTCGGCGTGGAGCGTCCAGCGGAATGGATCAACGACAAGTTGTATCAGATCATCAACGAGCGGTACATAAACCGGAAAGTGACGATTTTTACAAGCAATGAATCACTGGAAACTTTGCAGTACGATGACCGGATCACAAACCGGATCAAGGAGCGGACCTATCAGATCGCGTTTCCGGAAGAATCAGTTCGGGATCACATCGCAGAGCGGCATAAAGCGGAGATCATAAACAAGATGATGCGGGGGAACAGGGATGGCAAAAAATATATATAAGCGCCGCCGCAGCCGTTTTGATCCGTACCGCGGTGAGATCGAGCATCTGCTTGCCGCCGGTTGCACGACAAGTCAGATCACGGATGCCATGCAGGCGCGTTTCGGAGAGGTGTACATCACGGAATCTTCGGTGTACTACTACATCCGGACAAACGGATTGAAAACGACCGTGACAAAGGGAGCCAGAGACGGGCGGGTATATATTCCGCAGTGCCGCGATTGCGACAAACGGTGTTGCGTCATCAATACAACCGGGCGGCGGGTGTGGGGATGCAGGGTATCTGATTCGGAGATCCGGGAAGTGCCAAGGAGCATACACACAAGCCCGATGTGGTGCGAAAAGAGATCAAAGGAGGGAGAAAATGGAATCAGTACAGGAAAGGATGAAGCGAATAGGGGCATATGAGAAGATCGCTTCGTTTATGCAAAAAGAGAAACAGCCGTATGAGTTTAAGCGGAAATACGCCCAGATCAGGGCGGAAGAGTTTAAGGCAGAGTGTGATCGCCGCGGGCTGAACTGTCATGTATCGGTTGGTGGATTGGATAGCATCGTATTATTCCTGTTTTTGCGTGAAGTGTGTCAGATAGATGTTCCGGGAGTGTCAGCATCCACATTAGAGGATAAGAGCATCCAGAGGGTACATAAGGCGATCGGGATTATCAATGTGCCGCCACTGAAACGGGATGACGGGAAATTGTGGACTAAGGCGAGGGTAATACAGGAATTTGGATTCCCGGTCATTTCCAAGGAGATTGCAGGAAAGATAGAACTGCTCCAGAATCCTACGGAGAAGAACAAAACGGTTCGACATGCGATCATAACCGGAGAGACCGGAGAATACGGCGGGTGGCAGAAAAACTCAAAAATGCAGCTGAAGCAGAAGTGGCTTGAACTGTTCGGAGGATATGAAAACGAAAATGAGGGATGTGACTTCCAGAAGCCGGACTTTCTGGTATCGTCCAAGTGCTGCTATTACCTTAAAGAGAAAAATTGTGACAACTGGGGAAAGGAACACAACAGTGTGCCATATTTGGGATTAATGGCATCCGAGGGCGGCAGACGAGCCAAGAGCTTGCGGATGAATGGTTGTAATTACTTCGGAGCATCCACGATCAGATCAGCGCCGTTTGCGATTTTTGGCAGACAGGATATTTTAAGGCTGGCGTTGGAGATGGATGAGTTGTGGAAAAATGGCTTGAAAGAAAAATATCATGACAGGCTTTTAAGGGATGGGCGGATCCCCAAGTGCTTTAAGATGCCAGATACGATCATACCGGATATATATGGGACGATTGATCGGAAACCAGACGGCACATTATATACCACCAAGGCACAGCGTACCGGATGCAGTATGTGCGGGTTTGGAATCCACATGGAGAAACGACCGCATCGGTTTGATCTGTTGTATGAAAGCAATCCAAAAGAGTGGGACTATCTGATGTTCCATCTCTGTAAGGATAAGGATGGGAATGATTATGGATGGGCGAAAGTCCTGGACTATATCGGCGTGGAATGGGATCCTACGACGATCGGGGACAACTGCAAGGGGCAGATGAGCTTGCCGTTAGATCAGATGATGTAAATACATATAAAAAGCACCTAACAAAGTAGGTGCGTTGTAATCAATAGCGGGACTCGAACCCGCGACCATGCCCTTCTAAGAGGCGCGCTCTATCCACTGAGCTATATTGCTAAAATATTTAGGTCTTAATTTTAGCACAAAAACATTATAAATACAAGACATATCAGAAAGGAGCCGAACCTCCGGCCGGGGTAACGATATATCGGGTTCCTTTTGAAGAATGACATATAAAGAATTTTTAGAATCAAAAATAGAATTGGCGCAGGACAGCGGTTTTATTGTGGATCCTGCGAAAGTAAGCAATGCGTTGAAGCCGCATCAAAGGGATGCTGTGGCGTGGGCGTTAAAAGGCGGCAGACGTGCACTGTTTGAGAGCTTCGGACTTGGAAAGACCGTGCAGGAGATTGAATTCTGTCACTTGGCAGCAGAACATAGTGGCGGCCGTGCATTGATCGTGTTGCCGCTTGGAGTAAAGCAGGAGTTCACGCATGATGCGGTGGAAGTGCTTGGATATGAAAAGCCGGAGTATTGCCGGACAATGGAAGAAGTGGAGCAGAGCGCAAGCCAGATCGTGTTGACGAATTATGAGCGGGTCCGTGATGGTGACATCCGGCCAGAATACTTTGCAGCAACGTCCCTTGATGAAGCCAGTGTTTTACGAAGTTTTGGAAGCAAGACCTATCAGACATTTTTGGACAAATTTAAGAACGTGCCCTATAAGTTGGTAGCGACCGCTACACCATCACCGAATAAATACAAAGAGCTGATCCATTATGCAGGATATCTCGAAGTGATGGATACCGGACAGGCATTAACACGGTTCTTCCAGCGTGACAGTACAAAGGCAAACAACCTGACATTATATCCAAACATGGAAGATGAATTTTGGATGTGGGTGAGCAGCTGGGCGCTTTTTGTTACGAAACCTTCAGATCTCAGTCCGGCATATTCGGATGATGGATATGATCTGCCGCCATTAGATGTGCGGTGGCACGAACTGCCGGTGCATTATGGCGATACCGCAGATCGGGACGGTCAGATGCAGCTGTTTCAAGAAGCCGCAGAGGGGCTGAAAGAAGCTGCGGCAGTTAAGAGAGAAAGTATTGATCGCCGTGTGGCAGAAATGAAACGGATAGTGGAAGAATCACCGGAAGATCATTTCCTGTTGTGGCATGATCTGGAGAATGAACGACACGCTATTAAAAAGGCGTTGCCGGATGTGGTGGGCATATATGGATCTATGGATTATGACTTGCGGGAACAGCGGGTAATTGATTTCTCAAATGGACGGACGAAGTTATTTGCCACAAAGAAATCATTATCCGGATCAGGATGCAATTTTCAACGGTATTGCCACCGGGAGATCTTTCTGGGGATTGATTATGAATTTAACGATTTTATTCAGGCGGTGCATCGTTGCTATCGCTTTTTACAGAAAGAACCGGTTGTGATTGACATTATCTACATGGAGAATGAACGGCAGATCAAGGAAGCACTGCTTGAAAAGTGGAAGAATCATAACCATATGGTCACGAAGATGGTTGAGATTGTGAAGAAATATGGACTTAATTCTGCGAATAAAGCGGAGCGGTTAGAAAGGAAGATGGGTGTGGAAGGTAGCAGAGAAGAAAGAACAGTGAGGGGAAAACATTATGAAGCGGTATATGGAGATTGTGTAGAAGAAACACGGGCAATGGAGAGCAACAGCATTGATCTGATACATACGTCAATTCCATTTGGCAATCATTATGAGTACAGTGCAAATTATAACGATTTCGGGCATAACCAGAATACAGATCGGTTCTTTGAACAGATGGATTTCCTTACGCCGGAACTTCTCCGGGTGCTTAAGCCGGGGCGTGTGGCGGCGATCCATGTCAAGGACCGCGTATTATTTGGGAATGCAACCGGAACCGGTATGCCGACAATCGAACCATTTCACGCGCAGTGTATCAGTCATTACATGAAGCATGGCTTCCAGTATTTCGGCATGATTACGGTCGTGACCGATGTGGTCCGTGAGAATAACCAGACATACCGCCTTGGATGGACAGAGCAGTGCAAGGATGGTTCAAAGATGGGCGTAGGGTGTCCTGAATATATTCTGCTTTTCAGGAAGCTGCCAACAGACAGATCTACGGCATATGCAGATGATCCGGTCAAGAAATCTAAAGAAGTGTATACCAGAGCACAATGGCAGATCGATGCACATGGATATTGGAGATCATCAGGAGACCGACTTGTAAGCAAAGAGGAATTAAAGGACTTCCCCGTTGATAACTTGCAACAGGTATATCGGGAGTATAGCCGCGGTAGTGTATACAACTATGAGGAGCACGTTAAGCTTGCAGAAGATCTGGACAAGGACGGCAAGCTTCCGGCAACATTTATGGTCGTTGCTCCGGGATCGTGGAATCAGTTGGAAGTATGGGACGATATCAACCGGATGCGTACCCTTAATACAACGCAGAGCCGCAGGCGCGCACAGATGCATGTATGCCCGTTGCAGCTGGATATCGTGGAGAGAATTATAAATAGATATAGCAATGAGGGTGATATGGTCTATGATCCGTTTGGCGGTCTGATGACTGTACCGATGACAGCGGTTAAGATGCACCGGAACGGTAAGGGATGCGAATTGAATCCAGATTACTTCCGGGATGGCGTTGGGTACCTGCAGGCTGCAGAGAATGAAGTGGACGAGCCGACATTGTTTGATTTCATGCCGGAGGTGCTGCCATGATACAGATATTAGAATTGTTTGGTGGGATTGGTTCTCCAAGGTGTGCCTTGCAAAACTTAGGCATTCCTGTAAAGGCAATAGATTATGTGGAGATTGATGAAAAAGCAGTTAGAAGCTACAATGCCATGTTTAAAGACGAATTGCCATATAAGACACAGTCGGTTGTAGGGTGGAATCTAAAACCTGATATCCTGATTCACGGAAGCCCTTGCCAGGATTTCAGTATTGCCGGACATCAGAAAGGCGCAGACGAAGGAAGCGAGACAAGGTCAAGTCTTATGTGGGAAACAATTCGTATTATCCAACAGATGGGGCAGTGGAAACCAAGATATGTTATATGGGAGAATGTAAAAAATGTTTTAAGTAAACATATGATACATAATTTTAACAAGTATCTAGAAGAAATGAAGAAAATGGGATATACAAATAATTTCGACATACTGGATGCAAGAGAGTTCGGTCTACCACAGGCGAGACAAAGGGTATTTACTGTTAGCTGTCTTTCGGGAGAAGTATTTGACTTTAACAGTTTAATAAGAACTCCGATGAGGAATATATCAGAATTCCTGGAAAAAAATGTACCGGAATATTATACAGTAACACAGCCTAGTATGATAAACAAAATCCATGATAAAACAAGTGATTTCAATGGAAAGGTTCCTGTGATTAAAGATTATGCAATGACCATTACTTGCAAACAGATGCGTTGCCCCAATAGTGGGGTAATATCGCTTGGAAATGGAAAATATCGTTACTGGATGGAAACCGCTGTGGAAATTCTAAAAAATTATATTGAATACCAACCGTCAATATTCGATGGTTGGTTTTTTTTAAAATTATATAACTTTGTGCCATTGAGTATCAGACATTTTTAGTTTAGGCTTTTTCTTATAAGGACACACAGGGAGGTATAAATATGGAGAAAGAGCCTAAGAATGAAATGGACACAAAGAAGGAGTATTTGCATTCATATATGTCGGCAGTGAAAGCGGCAAAGCGGATAGAGGAAGAAATAGAGCGGCTCCGTCTGGATAAGATGTTGCCGTCTCTGATTATGGATGATATGCCGCATGCGCACGATCAGAAAGATTTGTCGGACTACATGGCAAAGATGGACGAACTCGAACATAAGCTGATCGATGCCCGGTATGGCAGAATCAAATTGTATATGCAGATATTTACGGATGTTGAGAAGATGGAGGATGAAACGGAAAAAGCAGTGCTTACCTACCGTTATCTGCGCGGGTACACTTGGGAGCAGATCTGTGTAAAAATGGAATATAGTTGGAAGCAGATCCACCGGATTCACGGTAAAGCACTTAAAAATTTCAAGATGACATAGAATGACACACTCCGGTTGTGGTATAGTTAGGATGTGAAAAAGCGTAAGGGAAAATCCCCTGCGCTTTTTTGTTTTGCTACAACAGCGCGGCTCCATGAAATCTAGGGGAGCCGCAACCTCCCCAAAGGAAGTGAGGGCGTGGATGAACAAAGAAAAGTACAGTGATCCGACAGCAGACCAGGCTATCGCTCACGTTATGCGGGAATACCGGAAGAAAAAGAAACAGGAAGGTGATAGCATTGGCAAGGAGCCCAAACGAAAAAGCAGAGGAAGCCCGTAAGCTGTATAAGGGAGGGATGAAGCTGGTTGAGATTGCAAGTCAACTAGAGGTTCCTGCCGGTACGGTCCGGAGATGGAAAAGTACATATCACTGGGACGGTGAACACCAAAGCGAGCGTTCGGAAAAGAAAAGCGAACGTTCGGAAAGCAAAAAGAACGTTACGGACAAGGCTGTAGCTGATGAAGTCAAGCAGGTGATACAGAATACCGACTTGACCGATAAGCAACAGCTTTTTTGTATACATTACATTCGGTGTTTCAATGCTACCAAGGCATACCAGAAAGCGTACGGATGCGGATACACAACTGCGGTCACAAATGGTCCTGCATTACTCGGAAATACTCGGGTAAAAGAAGAAATTCTACGACTGAAACAGGAGCGGCTTAACCGGGAGTTCCTGAGTGAATCCGACATCTTCCAGAAGTATATGGACATTGCTTTTGCTGACATAAACGATTTCGTTGATATCAGTGCTGGTTTTGCTACAGCGAAAGATGGGATCGATGGAACTATTGTAAGTGAAGTGAGCAATACGCAGAGTGGCATAAAGATAAAACTTGCCGATCGGATGAAAGCCTTGCAGTGGCTTACGGATCACATGGATCTTGCCACTGAGAAGCAGAAAGCTGAAATTGCCTTGCTGAAATCCAGAGCAGATGCTGGTAAGGATGACCGGGAGAACAAGTTGGACAAATTTTTTGAGCAGATAGAGGGTGCGTTGAAAGATGTTGAGTGATCTGTATACACAAAAACAGCTTGATACATTCCGTTTTGCGGTGAACAATGATTATTTTATGCTGATAAATCACGGGGCAAAGCGAACCGGCAAGACCGTGCTGGATAATGATTTGTTTTTGTATGAGCTCCGCAGAATCAAAAAGATAGCCGCAACGCAGGGCGTAGAGAACCCACAATATATACTGGCTGGTGCTGACTTGGGAGCACTCAACCGAAATGTGTTGATCGAACTGTCAAATAAATACGGCATTGAGTTTCATTTTGACAAATTCAACCGCTTTAAGCTGTTCGGGGTGCAGGTGTGTTGCTTCGGTCACTCAAAGATCAATGACCTGGGGCGTATCCGAGGAATGACCGCCTACGGTGCCTACATCAATGAGGGTACGATGGCAAAGCAGGAAGTATTTGACGAGATCAAATCCAGATGCTCCGGAAATGGCGCAAGGATGCTGATCGACACGAACCCGGATAATCCAGAACATTGGTTGAAGAAAGATTTTATTGATAAAGCAGACGGCAAAACCATTAAGGCGGTTCAATATAGACTGGATGATAATACTTTCTTGTCAGAGCGATACAAACAGAACATGAAAGAAACAACTCCTTCCGGGATGTTCTATGACCGCAATATTGAAGGAATGTGGGTAATGGGCGAGGGAGCTGTATACCGGGACTTCGATGCCAATATCCATTATATTCATAGAGAAGAGTTGCAGAATGTCAATTTTGTGAAATACATTACCGGTGTGGACTGGGGATATGAACATTTCGGTGCAATCGTGCTGATCGGCAAAGATGAACAGGGTTGCTATTATTTGATTAGAGAGGTTGCCCGTCAGTTTGAAGAAATAGACTTTTGGTTAGAACAGGCGCAGGCAATCAAAGCTGAGTATGGCAATATTCCGTTCTATTGCGATTCTGCCCGACCGGAGTATGTAAAGAAGTTCAAGAAAAACGGGTTGCGGGCGGTCAATGCCAATAAAGCCGTATTAAGCGGGATCGAGCGGGTGGCGCAGCTGTACAAGCAGAACAAGTTGCGGATCGTAGAGGATGTTGACCGGTTCCGTGATGAAATTTATATGTATGTGTGGAATGAAAAGACCGGGGAGCCGGTAAAACAGTTTGATGATGTGCAGGATGCAATCCGGTATGCAATTTACACAGACGAGAACCGTGGTGGAATCGGCATTTTGAAATGAGGTAGAAAATGGACATCGAAACAATGAGAAAACTGATAAAAAAATACGAACCTGGTCATGCGGCGTTTGTAACCCATGCGGCGGTGGCAGAGCGGTATTATCGGAATGAGACAGATATCCTGTTTCGGGATAAGCCCAAGGAAGAGGAAAAGAAAGAGGAATCGGACAATCCACTGCGCAATGCAGACAACCGGATTCCCCGGAACTTCCACGGACTGATCGTGAACCAGAAAGCCGCCTATGCCTTTACCGCGCCGCCGCTGTTCGATGTAGGCAGTACGGCAAACAATAAGCGCATCACAGAAGCCTTGGGGGATGAATACGCCAAGAACTGCATGGAACTGTGTGTAAATGCCGCCAATGCCGCTATCGGCTGGGTGCATTACTGGCAGGGCGATAACGGTTTTGAGTGGGCGGTTGTTCCAAGTGAGCAGATTATCCCGGTGTTTGACCGGAGCCTTAAACGCAGGCTGATCGGAGCCATGCGGGTGTATCCGGACATTGATGACGCGACCGGCGACAATTACACGGTGTACGAATACTGGACAGACACAGAGTGCCAGGCATTCCGGCGCAGAACTGGTGATGAATTAGAACTGCTGACCTATTATGACATGTTTGTGGATCCGGAGAACGGTGATATGGTAGCGGATTACCGGCATGACTTCGGGGAAGTGCCATTCATCCCGTTTTACAACAACAATATACATACAGATGATCTGCGAAACATTAAGCCGCTGATAGACGTATATGACAAGGTCTACAGCGGTTTTATTAACGATCTGGATGATATACAGGAATTGATCTTTATATTATCCGGATACGGCGGGGAAGATTTGAACAGTTTCCTGTCTGATCTGAAAAAATATAAGACCATCAAGGTAGATGGTGATGATGGCGGCGCGGTGTCTACGCTGAACATTGAGATACCAATCGAAGCCCGGAACAGCGTACTGGAAGCCACCAGAAAGGCAATCTTTGAACAGGGGCAGGGATTTGATCCACAGCCGGAGAACTTTGGGAACCAGTCGGGTGAAGCACTGAAATTCATGTATTCGCTGTTAGAGATGAAAACCGGACTGATGGAGACGGAGTTTAAACTTGGATTTGCGCGGCTTGTCCGGGCGATCTGCAAGGCTCTTGGAATCCAGTGTGGTACGATCATCCAGACATGGACCCGTACCTGCATTAAAAATGATACGGAGCAGGCGCAGATCTGCAAGGATTCGGTTGGTGTTGTCAGCAAAAAGACGATTTTGAAAAACCATCCGCTCGTTGAAGATGCAGACGAGGAAATCAAGCAGATTGAAAAGGAAGAGAAAGAAGCGCAGGAGAAAGCGGATGCTTACACTGGGGCTTTTGGAATGACGAAAAGGGATGATCCGCCAGAGGACAATAATTCGGATGATGCGGAATAATGGAATGAGGTGATTGCATGGCTGGACGGAAAGGTGCATATTGGCAGGAACGATTTAAGCAGATGGAGAATGCGCAGCATGATACATCCGTTCAGAAAGCGCAGGAAATCCAGGAGCAGTTCGACAGATCCCTTGTGGCGATTGACGGAAAAATCAATGCCTGGTATCAGCGCCTTGCCGATAACAACGGCGTATCCATGCAGGAAGCGCGGAAAATGCTTGATGTGGGTGAACTGAAAGAGTTTCGATGGAATGTTGAAGAGTATACCAGATATGCCGAGGAAAACGAGATCAGCGGTGCATGGGCGAAACAGCTTGAAAATGCATCTGCGCGGGTACATATCAGCAGACTGGAAGCCTTGAAGATTGAAACACAGCAGGAAGTGGAAAAGCTGTATGGAAACTGTACTGATGCGATCGATCACCACATCCGGGATACATACACATCCGATTTTTATCACACGGCATTTGAGGTGCAAAAAGGCATCGGCGTTGGCACAGCCATGAACCGGTTAGATCCGGAAACAGTGGAAAAGATCGTGAGTAAGCCGTGGGCGGTGGATGGGAAGAATTTTTCAGACCGCCTGTGGGAGAATAAGACAAAGCTGATTAACAATATGCACAACAGTCTGTCCCGCATGTGTATTACCGGAGAAGCACCGGATCGTGCCATAGAAGAGATTTCCAAGCAGATGGGAGTATCCAAAGCGCAGGCGGGCAGAGTGGTCATGACGGAATCCGCGGCATTTGCGAATAAAGCAAGACAGGATTGCATGGAAGAACTGGATGTGGAGCAGTTCGAGGTTGTTGAGACGCTGGACAGCCATACATGCGAGACGTGCGGTGGGATGGATGGGAAGCACTTCCCGATGAGAGAGTTTGAGGTTGGTGTGACAGCGCCGCCGTTCCATCCAAATTGCCGCGGCTGCACATGCCCTTACTTTGATGATGAATTTGACAGTGTGGGCGAGCGTGCCGCCAGGGGCGAGGATGGCGAGACCTACTATGTGCCAGCAGATACGATGTATGGGGAGTGGAAAAAATCGTTTGTGGATGGTGACACAGAAGCAAGGGATAGGCTTGGGCTGATTACAAATAATAACAGAAAAGATCCGAAATATTATGATTTTGAAGGAAAGGATCTTGAAACAGTTGAACAGGAATTAAGTCAGAATGATTATGAAACAGCCGTTATATTTGATGATGGAAAAGCAATCAGTTGTCAATTAGGCAGCGAAGACACTATAAAATTTACTAAGCATCAGTTAAAATTGATGAAGGGAAAGGATGTTACACATAATCATCCATTGAGCACACCACCATCACCGGAAGATTTGTATCTGCTAGTTGATCATAAAGCTAAGAGCTTTAGAACTTGTGGGAAAAACGGTACATATGTGTTAGAATATAATGAAAATATACAGCAACTTCCAACAAGTGATAAATTTAGTGATGATTATAACCGGCTGTTATATCAGTTAAAACCTAAAATAATCGAGCAATATTATAACGGACATAATGAACAGGAAGTACTTGTGAAACTGGGCGAAGAAATTTGGAATGAATTATACAAATTATATGGAGTAAAGCCTAGATTCGAGAGGAGATGAATCGAATGTCGCGAGAAATAGATAGATATCAATTGAAATCTTTATTTCCCATTTGCCAAGACTGTAATAAAATTAAATTTGATGGAATTCCGTATTCGTGTAAAGCATATCCAAAGAAAAACGGAATACCGCCGGAAATCTGGAACGGTAAGGTTAAAAAATGTGACCATTATGAACCAAAAACCTAGGGTATAGTGTGAAGCCAATATTTGAAAGGTAGTAACTGTCATGAGCAAATATAAACCATATGAAATAGATAGATATAAGTTGAATATATTTTGTGTATGTTTGAATTGCAGTAAATACAGAGGCTCAAGAAATGACTTCTCAAAATATTGCGATGCTTATCCTAAAAATCTACCATCCGAAATATGGAATGGGGAAAATGCAAAATGTCCGTATTTTGAAGAAAAACAGAGGTAACAGTATGATAACACTTATAAAAACCTTAAACATCCAAAACGCATCACTAACCGTGATCACAGCAGGCAGACGACTCCCGCTTGCACAGTTCACCGGTAAAATCGAGATCACAGAACATCAGAGTATGGCACCTGTCCTCGGCAGAATGTGCAAAGGTGAAAAGAAAATCTATGCCTCCTTTATTTTATGCCAGGATATTGAATATCAGACAGATGATGCATTTCATACCGGGAAAGTATATGAAGCGGTCGGGGATGTGCAGGGTGAGCACTCTTGCGAGAGGCTTATTTTCTCAGGACTCCGATTTGAAGATATAGATCCGTTGAATGGAACTGTAACACTTGAAGTGACCGATCTGGAACTGATCCGGAAAATGCTTGAGATGTAGAATTGTAAACACCACCAGCCAATAACGGTTAGGTGGTATTTTTATACCCCAAAATCAAAAGTTGCACCAGTGCAACCACAAAATGTAAAACGATAGAAACAGGATTGTAAGCAGCAGTCCTGTTTTTATATTGTCCGAAAGCCTTATGACGTTTAAACTGCGGCAATTTGCCCTTATGCATGGCATCAAAACTGCATACTGCTGTGGAGACACCACGCTTAAAAACGGTGCAGGAAAGGAAACTATGGAATTTTTAAAAGACATTTTAGGCGAGGATCTCTATAAGCAGGTGTCTGATGCTGTCAATGCTCATAACGGAAAGCCGGAGAATAAGGAGAAGCAGGTGAAGATCGCAGACCTTGGATCTGGTCAGTATGTTGACAAAGGCAAGTATGATACCGCCGTGGCAGAAAAAGAGAATCTTGCCGGTCAGATCAAAACGCTTAATACTACGATCGGGGATCTGAAAAAGAACAATGCAGACAATGAGACATTACAGAACACCATTGCGGATCTGCAGACGAAGTTAAAAGATCAGCAGACAGCCAATGACCAGATCTCAAAGACCTATGCGCTGAAAGATTCCCTCACAAAGCAGGGCGTACTTGATCCGGACTATCTGATCTACAAGGCCGGCGGACTGGATAAGTTCACATTTGACAAAGAGGGGAAGCCGGTCGGCGTAGAGGAAGCGGTGAAGCCGTATAAGGAAGATAAGACAATGGCACATCTGTTCAAACAGGAACAGCCGAAGCCACCGTATCATCCACAGGGTGGCACCGGCGGCGCAGGATCTGCGAACCCATTTGCCAAAGAGACGTTCAATCTGACAAAACAGGGTGAACTTTTAAAATCCAATCCGGAGCAGGCAAAGGCACTGGCCGCAGCCGCCGGAGTAACATTATAACAGTATGAAAGGAAGATGATTTATGGCAATTACAAAAATTGCAGACGTGATCGTACCGGAACTGTTTAACCGGTATGTAATCAACAGAACAATGGAGTTGTCCGCGTTTTTCCAGTCGGGGATCGTGGTAAACAGCCCGGAATTTGATACGCTTGCATCCGAAGCGGCAAGAACACACAACATGCCGTTTTTTGAGGATTTACAGGGAGAATCCGAAGCAATCCTTGAAGACGTAAAAATGACACCGAAGAAAATTGGCTCCAACAAGGATGTATCTACAACCATCCTCCGTCAGAATATGTGGGGAGCAAGTAATCTTTCTGCAGCACTGGCAGGAGCAGATCCGATGAAAGCGATCGGTGATCTGGTAGCTGGTTACTGGGCGAGAGATATGCAGAAAGAGTTGATCGCGATCCTGTCCGGTGTGTTTGGAACCACTACCGCAGGAGATAGCGGAACACCGGCGGCAGAGACCAGAATGGCGGATCATATCCTTGATCTGACTATTGGAAAGACGGATGCCGCAAAGCAGATCAGCGCATCTGCATTTATCGATGCGTGCCAGCTTCTTGGTGATGCACAGGCGCAGTTATCCGGCGTAGCAATGCACTCTGCGACCAAGTCTTATCTGAAAAAACTGAACCTGATTGAGACCGAGCGTGATTCTACCGATGTTGAGTTTGACACCTACCAGGGCAGACGTGTGACCGTGGATGATGGTTGCCCGGTGGATGCTAAAAATGGTGTGTATACCACATATCTGTTTGGAAATGGAGCAATCGCATATGGAAATGGTTCTCCGGTCGGTCATGTAGCAACAGAGGTTGATCGTGACAAACAGACCGGTGGTGGTATTGATTATCTGATTAACCGTAGGGCGTTTATCCTGCATCCGAGAGGAATCGCATACACCGGAGCAAAGCGTGAACATGTGGAGACACCAACAAGAGCAGAGCTTGCGATGGCGGAAAACTGGAATCCGGTATACGAACCAAAGCAGCTTAGAATCGTAGCGATCAAGCACAAGATCGGGTAGCCTATGGATCTGGCAAAGTTAAAGGCACTCCTTGGAATTGAGGATGATTCCAAGGATCCGGTGCTTGAATTTGTCATTGAGGATGTGGAGGAAACCATCAAGAACTATTGTCATGTGGGGGAAATGCCGGCTGGACTGGTGAACACCGGCTACCGCATGGCGATGGATCTGTACCGGAATGAAAATATCGGGAGTGAGACAGGAGCCGTTGGCTCGGTTTCCTCTATTTCCGAGGGTGATACATCTACATCATTCCGGCAGTATGTGGATGATAATTTCAAGGACACAGTGCTGAAAAATTATAAGTCTTCATTGAACCGATACAGAAAGGTGGCATGGAAATGATCGCGGATGCAATCAAACAGGCGCAGGCACTTGCAAGGAAAGCGCAGGAAGCCACATACGATGGCAGATGCACCGTTATGGAGCGTCAGAAAGTAAAGGATCCCAAAACAAAGATTACCACGGAAAAAGATGCGGTGGTACTGGAAGATGAACCATGCCGGCTGTCATATTCCAGCGTCAGTGCGGTGGATCAGACGGAATCGGCGGCAAAGACCGCACAGGTCACAAAGCTGTTTTTATCCCCGGATGTACAGATTAAACCGGGAGCCAAGATCACGGTGACACAGGCTGGCGTGGTACGAACTTTTGAATGCAGCGGTGTGGCAGCAGTCTATCCGACACATCAGGAAATCGTGCTGAAATTAGCGGAGAGGTATGCATAATGGCAAGGATGGGAAAATTTGACGCAAAAGGGATTGAAAAGTTCCAGAAACAGATGCAGAAATTACAGGACCCGAATGTGTTTGTGGAAGCCTGTGCAAGAGAACTTGCGGCGCGGTTACTGCGCATGGTAGTAAAAAGAACGCCAGTCGGTCAATACCCGGCGGGATCGGGAAAGACCGGGGGAACACTTCGCCGTGGATGGACTGCATCGAAAGGCGCATCTGCCAAGGGATATGCCGATTCCATGACAATAACGCATTCTGGGGATGTGTATACGGTTGAGATTATAAATCCGGTCGAGTATGCATCCTATGTTGAGTATGGACACAGAACTGCAAATCATAAGGGCTGGGTAAAAGGACGTTTTATGATGACGATATCCGAACAGGAGTTGCAAGGCATGGCACCGGGGATCTTTGAAAAGAAGATTGAAAAGTATTTTGGAGATATCATGAAATGATAAATGAAATTATAGCGGCGATCAGCGTTGCCCTGGATGCGGAGTTCGGGGATGATTACGAAATTTATATGGAAGAGATCAAGCAGGACTTAAAAGAGCCCTGTTTTTTTGTGCAGTGCATCAACCCGACAACGAAGCTGTTCCGGGGAGAACGATATTTTCAGAGCAATCCATGCTGTATTCAGTATTTCCCGAAGTCAGAGGAAATACAGCGGGAGTGCAATGAGGTTGCCGAGCGCATGACATGGTGTCTGGAGTATATCACAGTAGACGGTGATCCGATGCGCGGCACACAAATGCATGCAGAGGTAGTCGATGGTAATTTGAATTTCTTTGTAAATTATGATTGCTTCCTTTACCGGAAAAAGGTACCGGGAGAAGCAATGGAGACAGTCGGTGTTGATCCGAGAGTGAAAGGATAGGTGATGATTGTGCCAAGAGTGGCAAGAAATCCGGCAAAAGCGGAAAAACCGAAACAGCCGGTGAAATATACCAAAGCGCAGATCTTAGCAGCGAAGAAATATAGAAACCGCAGGGATCTGCTTGGAGTGCTGCTGGTCGATGACCGGGAGTATGAATTGGAAGAAGTGGAACAGGTAATGAGTGAATTTTTGGAAGGAAAGGTGAACTAGAATGGCATTAGGTGGTGGAACATGGACATCACAGGATAAGGTACTGCCGGGATCCTACATCAATTTTGTAAGCGCGGACAAGGCGGGAATCACGTTGTCTGATCGTGGTGTATGCGCAATCCCGATGGAACTTGACTGGGGAAAAGACGGCGAAGTAATCAAAGTCAATGCAGAAGACGTAAGGAATGTTTCTTACCGTGTTTTCGGGCATGATTATACGGATGAGGAGATGCTGCCGATCCGCGAGGTATTCCGGCACGCAAAAACGCTGTATATCTACCGGCTGAACAGCGGCGAAAAAGCGGCGAACGATTATGCTACGGCAAATTGCAGTGGGGCGCGTGGCAATGATCTGAAAATTGCAATTACCGCGAATGTAGACGAACCGAGCAAATTTGACGTGGTTACATATCTTGGCACAGTGAAGATGGACACGCAGACAGTAGAAAAGGCTGCGGATCTGAAGGCGAATGACTATGTTACGTTTAAGGGAAATGCGACACTGGAAGCAGCCGCGGGCGTGCCGCTTACGGGCGGAACCAATGGTGATGTCACCGGGGATACGCATCAGAAAGCATTGGATGCGCTGGAAGCATACGCGTTTAACGCTCTTGGCTGTCCGTCATCGGATAACAAGGTAAAGGCACTGTATGTGGCATACAGTAAGCGCATGAGGGATGAAGTCGGCGTTAAGTTCCAGACGATCGTATATGATACGGCGGCGGACTATATCGGCGTAATCAACCTGAAAAGCAAAGTTACAGGCGCGAAAGAACAGGATCTTGTATACTGGCTGACCGGTGCGGAAGCCGGATGCGCGGTGAACCGGTCCGTAACCAATATGAAATATGATGGTGAGTACATGGTGGATACGCCGCTGACACAGTACGAACTCAAAACGGCGGTCAAGAACGGCGAGCTGGTATTTCATAAGGTTGGTAATGAAATCCATGTATTGGAGGATATCAACTCTTTTGTGACACTGACCAGTGAAATGGGAGCTGATTTCCAGCTGAACCAGGTGATCCGGGTACTGGATCAGGTCGGTAATGACATTGCATCCATGTTTAATACAAAGTATCTCGGGAAGATCCAGAACGACAATTCCGGTCGCATCAGCTTCTGGAATGATGTAGTGTCTTTCTTTTCAAAGATGCAGGACATCGGTGCGATCGAGAATTTCGACAGCGGAGAAGTGGTTGTTGCCAATGGAGAGGATAAGCGATCTGTACTTGTGACAACCAACTGCCAGCCGGTGTGCGCGATGGAAAAGCTGTATATGACAGTTACCGTGGAATAAGAGAGAGGAGTGAAATAAAAAATGGGCAATGTAACCATGAAAGCAAAGGACACTCTTGCCGCTGCACTGGCGGAGTGTTTTGTTACGATCGGAGATCGCCGGTATAATTTCATGCAGGCGATCAACCTTGAAGCGAAATTTGAGAAAAACAAGACCGAGGTTCCAATCCTCGGCAAGACCGGAAAAGGAAACAAGGCAACCGGCTGGAAAGGAACCGGTTCCTGTACGGCACATTACAACACCAGTATTTTCCGGCAGATGATGTTGGATTACAAAAATACCGGTGAGGATGTGTATTTCGATATCCAGATCACGAACGAAGATAAGACCAGTGGAGCCGGGCGGCAGACGATCATCTTAAAGGACTGCAATATCGATGGCGGCATTCTGGCGAAGTTTGACGCTGACGCAGACTATCTGGATGAAGATATGGACTTTACCTTTGAGGATTTTGAGATGCCGGAAGCATTCTCCAATCTGGAGGGATTTCTGACGAATTAGGCGAAAAAGTAGGAATGAAATCAGATGACATTTCTCTTTATGTGCGATATACTTCTAAGTACAAAAGCACATAGGAGGAGTGAGGTTATGGGATTGATAAAATGCCCTGAATGTGGAAATGAGATTAGTGATAAAGCGCAGAGCTGCCCTAAATGTGGTTATCCTTTGTCTGAACAGAAAAAGGATATGATAGAGGGAAAAGGCGTAAGTAGTCAATGGGATCCTAACCAACTGCCACAACCAGTAAAGCGAAAAGGACATGGATGTTTAGTGCCTTTGATTGTGGTTTTAATTATTTTCGTTTTATTTTGCATAGGATTAAGTGTTGGAATAAATGATATGCAGAAACATCCAGAAAAATATCATACTTCAACAGAAGAAAGTGAATCAATGACGGCGAAATATATCGATGTGACACCGGAACAGGGAACGGCTATTGACACAGTATTGAATGAATGCGGAATAGATCAGTTAAGATCATTCGAACGCGATGAGATTCTGGATAATGCGCATATGGATGGTGAAACAGGGTACAGACTGGCAGTGAGCAGCAGTGTTGATAATATAGTGCTGTACTTAGCCAGTGATATGTCTGTGTATATGATACGTTATGCAGACAATTATCTGTATCAAGATGGAGCCGTTGTTGCAACGTTGCAGGATTACACAATGACTACCAAAGAAGCATCAACCTGGATGGTTCAATGTGAAGATAAGGTGAAAGAGGTTTTAAAATCTCCTTCAACAGCTAAATTCCCGAGTATAACAAATTGGGGGTTCAAAAAAGAAAAAAATATTGTAACAATTCAAGGTTATGTAGATGCACAAAACAGCTTTGGGGCAGAAATAAGAAGTGAATTTCAGTTTATCATTGATACGAATACCAATACGATACAGTCATTCATTTTTGATGGACAGGAAATGGTACAACAGTAATTAGTATGAGGGTACCCGCTTACAGAAGTAGGCGGGTATTTCTATACCTATTTTTTATTGCGAATGTGTGGGGAAGATGGAATACTTTCTAATATACCCTTAAAGGTTGTTTGAATAAGTTGTAAAGCAGAGTCTCTTATAGTCTCAATGGGGATTTCTTCACCTATCTTATCTCCATTAGCACTGGTAAGGCGGATACCACTCCAGTCTGCAACGGCGTAAACAAAGTAAGAATTAATTTGTAACATAAGATTGTGAAAGTGTGGGTGCTGTATAATAGCTTCTAAATAATCCAGTTCAGTATAACAGTTGGAATTTTCGTTCATGGATTTTAAGACGTTGATAGTTTTTTCGTCAATGCCAAGTGCATTGGAGATGGATTGGTTTTCGATAGTTTTGCATGAGGTTCGGCCTATTAAATAATCTGATGTCACATTGAAGTAATCTGCTATTTTGGAAAGAGTTTCAACATTTGGCTCACTATTTCCTTGTTCATACATAGAGATAGTTCTGTTGGATATATTGAGAGCAGATGCCAATTCAGCTTGTGAAATTTTTTTCTCCTGTCGTAAATTCTTTAAGCGTTGTGCAAACATCAAACATCCCTCCTTTATGATGATTTTATCATATTTTTATAATTTTTCCAAGAAAAATCAAAAAAGATGTTGACATATGATAAAAATTGGAATAACATAGTAAACGTTCCAAGATTAATCAACTTTAGGAGGTGAGAACATGGAGTTGAAAAAAAGAAAATTGCAGATTTTAATGGCAAAAAAGCAGATGAGTGTTAAGGAACTGTCAGAAAAGTCAGGATTATCTGCTAATGCAATTTCTTCTTTCCTGTCTGGCAGACGGAAACCGAGCATTAAGTCATTGGGTATGTTAGCGAATGGGTTAAGCGTAGATGTGGAAGAGATTATTGAAGATGAAAAAGAAAAAGAGTAAACACCCAACCGACCAAAGTTTGTGCTTACTCAAAAGGAACCTATTAACCATAGGAATTTCCTATTTGCATTATAGGGGATTCCGCCAGAAATTGCAAGGAGGAATTGCAAAGTGCAGAATTTAACAGTAATTGAAAACGAGTTAGTGCCGGTATACGAGACAAGTACTGGGGAAAAGGTAGTGTATGGTTCGGAACTTCATGAAGTTCTTGGAGTGCGGAGCAAATTTGCGGACTGGATTAAAAACCGCTTGAATGATTGCGAAGCTGTTGAATATGAGGACTTTGAAGCGTTTTCTAAAAATTTAGAAAACGGTGGACGTACAAAAGAATACATTCTCAAACTCGATATTGCTAAAGAAATGGCAATGCTTGAACGTAACGAAAAAGGTAAGCAGGTGCGCAGGTACTTCATTCAGGTAGAAAAGAAGTTCAAGGCAGGTAAGACAAGTAAAAAAGTACAGAGTGCGAAGAAAGAGAAACTCCCATCCGTAAATATGATGGTAAAGAATATCAAGGAAGCCCTGCATGATGCCGGAGTGGATACCAAGTACATAGCCGCTGAGGTGGTAAGGATTTATTCTGATTCCGGTTACCCAGTCAACGCCCCGTTAATCTCCGATACGCCAAAGCTGTGGGATTGTACGACTATTGCAAAAGAACTTGGTATTTTTTCCGAATCCGGCAGACCTCATGATAAGGCGGTGAGTGCGATCATCCAAAAGCTGGATCTCTTTACCGATGAGATCGTGAGGACGGCATACAGCCGGAATGGGCACGATGGCGTTACAGTTCAGTACAAGGACAGCGTTTTTCAGAAAGTCAAAGAGTGGTTGCAGGAGAACGGTTATCCAACAGTCATCGAACTGGAACTTGCAAACGGCAATGTAAATAGATGCCGAGTAGTATATGGGGAGGTGGCTTGATATGTATGAAATGATCAATGAGAAATTAGGTATCAAGGCATGTGGACTGGCTGATTTAACAGCAGATCAGGTAAATCACTTTTTAGGGCTTTGGGAAGATGGAGCAAAGATAGGATCGCTTACAGTGTTTTTCGAGAATGACACAGGTAATTTGGTGCTGAATAAGGATAATGATATGTATGATACATATAGAGAATTGGCAGAAGAATATATGGATGCATTGCCAGAGGCTCGCAAGGAACTATGGGAGAGTTGTCCGGTGCGACAGATGAAAGAAACGCTTGAAGTAATGGAAAATTGTCTCAAATCGCGAAAAACAGAAAAGGAATTATTTAGAGCAAGAAAAAACTGTATTACAAGCAAAAATTCTCGAATAATTTTGAATGAAATTCAAAGAAGGTATAATCTGCCAAGTGCAGTTTGTATCGCATTCAGGTATGGAATGATGCAAGGAAAACGTATGGAGCGTGCCAAGAAGAAGAAAATGGCATAATAACGGTAGTAATTAGAGAGCTTAGAAATAGGCTCTCTTTTTATATACAAAAATAATAAGAAAGAGAGGACATTGATATGTCAAATTTTACAAGATTTATGAAACAGAACAAGAAAGTGAGAGCAAACGAGAAGTATGCACCGACAAAAAGCTTGACGGATGAAAAAGGAGATCCGTTGGAATTTGAATTTCGTCACATTACATCAAAAGAAAATGAAGATCTGCGGGATTCCTGTACAGTAGATGTCCAGGTGAAAGGAAAACCAAACATGTTTCGCCCGAGATTTAACCCATCTAGTTACATGACGAAACTGGTTGCTGCTTCCATTGTGGTACCGGATCTTTACAACAAGGAATTGCAGGATTCTTACGGCGTTATGTCACCGGAAGACTTGCTTCTTGCACTGGTAGATGATCCCGGAGAATACAATGCGTTGGAAGAATGGGTGCAGAAATTCCAGGGATTTGACAAGACGCTGGACGATAAGGTGGAAGAGGTAAAAAACTAATTGAGGAAGGGGATAGCGAGTTTAACTATGCTCACTATGCCCTTCAGAAATTACATATTCTTCCGTCTGTATTTGCCGCAATGGATGAACAGGAAAAAGCGTTCTTGATAGCATCCATACAGGTTAGGATCGCAAAAGAAAAAGAGGAAGCAAAGAAAGCAAAGGCAAAAACAAGGAAGAAAGGCAGGTGATGGTATGGCATCAATTATGACCGCAATAGAATTACAGGATCGCTTTAGCAGTGTATTGTATGGAGTAATTGATACAGTAAACATCGCGATCAGTTCTATGTATGATATGTCAGAAGCAATGAATACAGGAATTGACACATCGGCATTACAAGCGGCACAGGACAAGATTGTTCAAACAACAGCGGCTCTCGACAGAATGAACGCAGCGATGGAAGAACCAAACGGATCACTTCCTATTGGACAGGAAATGGAAGAGGTGCATCAGCAGATAAACAATAATATAGAAGCACAAAATCGATTCAATGATACGATAGCAGATTGCCATTCCAAAGTGGTGCAGGTAGACAGTGGATTTAAAGGTTGGGAAAAGGCTATTGTTGTAGCCAATAATGCTCTTGGCTTGGTAAAAAACGTGCTTGGCGATGCGGGCGTTATGGATATGAGTGGAGCCTTTGGACGAATCGATACGATGAACCGCTTTCAAAAAACGATAACGACCATGACCGGGGATGCCGGGCTGGCAGAAGCTGCGCTGGCAAAGCTGAAAGATGTAACGGTTGGAACTGCATATGGATTGGATGTTGCAAGTAAAGCAACACAGGGATTTATCACGCGTGGAATGTCCCTCGGAGCGGCAACGGAGCAGATCCGTATTTGGGCGGATGCCGTCAGTTTTTATGGAGAGGGAACGAATGAGCAGCTTGAAAGCGTTGTGGATGCGATCGGTAAGATGTATTCGAAAGGAACGGTAGAAGCGGATCAGTTAGATCGATTGTTTGATGCCGGAATTGGTGCGGCTGAAATATATGCCAATGCGGTTGGAGAGTCTGTCAGTGATGTGAAAGATCAATTAAGTGACGGAACAATAGCGGCTGCGGATTTTATAAGTGTAGTGAGCCAGGCTATGGATAGTGGACTGTCAAATGGAGCGGCAAAAACAGCGGGCGATACATGGGCAACGACATTTGCCAATGTGGGAGCGGCAATAAATCGTGGTTGGGTCGATATCATAGAAAATCTGGATGCAGAATTGGCTTCGCACGGACTTCCAAGCACGATGGAAATGGTTCAAATGTTTGGTCAGACAGTGGAAAATACACTGAGTACCGTTGCTGGGTACATGGGAATGGTTGTAGAGCTTGCCATGAACATAGGGAATGCAATGACAGAAGCTGGAAGCTTTGTGTCGGACAACTGGTCAATAATTGCCCCACTTGTGTCTGCGGCGGCGATTGCGTTAATGGCATATGTTGTAGCACTTGGAATTTACAATATAGCACAAGGCATAAGTAACATTCAAACGGCTATATCGACAGTGCAGAAATATAGTCATGCAAAAGCAATACTGGCAAATGCGGCTGCATATTCGGTGGAAACTGTTAAAACAGCGGAAGCAACCGTTGCGCAGGCAGGTTTTAATACCATGTTGGCGGCTTGCCCCCTCACTTGGATCATCCTGTTAATCATTGCGGTCGTAGCTGCAATCTTTATGGTTGTTGCAGCAATAAATAAAGCAACGGGGTCTACGATTAGTGCGTTAGGCATTATTTGTGGGGCAATCTCGGTAGCAATAGCATTTGTTGACAATATTTATACAGGGCTTGTCAATGCTATTATTGGGATTGGTATAAGTTTATGGAATTTAATAGTGAACTTTGTAAATGCATTTGCGCTGATATTTAATGATCCAATAGCATCCATAGAGGTGTTGTTTTTAAATTTGTTCAATTTCATTGTTGAAGTTGTACAGTCGGCAGCATCATTGCTGGACACATTATTTGGCACCAATCTTGCTGATGCAGTAGGTGGATTTCAGGACAAGGTACAAGCCAAGATTGATTCTGTCATAGAAGAGAATGGCGGCTATAAGGTATTGGAAACAAAAGATGCATCCGATTATCAGCTGGAAAGGAAGACCTATGCTGATGCGTGGAATACCGGTTATGATTTTGGAGAAGGGGTACAGAATAAGATATCAGACAAAATTTCTGGACTGAAAGATTTCTTGAATCCAAGTGA